GCAGTGTCGATGGTTCCGGTGTACGCCTGCGTATCCGATCCGATCGAGTTCGTAGCCTGAACGGTGAACGAATACGCACCGGCCGTCGTAGGCGTACCGGAAATAACGCCGCTGGACGAGTTGATCGACAGACCAGCAGGGATAGTTCCAGCCGAAACGCCCCATGTGATAGGTGTCGAACCGGTACGAGCCAAAGTCTGGGTGAACGAAACCCCCGCTTGCATGGCGGTCAGCGTGGTTGTGGTGATGACCGGAGCAGTGCCCGTAGAACCGATCGTGCCTGTGTAACCCTGCGTATCAGAGCCGACAGAGTTGGTCGCCTGCACCGTGAAGGAGTACGCGCCGGTACCCGTGGGCGTTCCGGTGAGTGCTCCGTTGGACGAGTTGAGCGTGAGCCCCGCAGGAAGAACGCCACCCGATACCGTCCAGGAAATGGGCGAAGTGCCCGTTGCATTCAGGGTCTGACTGAAGGCCGTACCCTGCGTGAGGGTCAGCAGAGACGTGGTAGTGATGTTTACGATCACAGGCGCTGCGGTGACAGCTCCCGTGAACGACTGCGTCGTGCTACCCACGGAGTTTGACACGGTGATCGAGAACGAATACGTCCCCGCTGCGGATGGGGTGCCGGAAATGACGCCAGTACCGCTATGCATCGTCAAGCCGGCGGGAAGACTACCCGTGGCGATAGAGAACGTCATGGGGGTTGTACCATCCATCACGAGGCCTTGCGAGAAAGCTACGCTCTGGGTGATAGTGTTCAGCGTCAGGGTGATGAACTCGGGAGCCGAAGGACCCTCGTCGATTTCCTTGAGCCAGATGTCGTTATCCGCCATGTGGGAGGGCCTCGTGGTTCCACCAATCCACATCACACAGGCGGTCGTCGAGGGACGAGCTTCCGTTCCGGTAGTTACGGGGAACCGAACAACGGAGGACGTTTCGAGAATGCCTTTGATGGTTGTCACGTGTATCTCCCTCCTTTAGAGCGAAGTAACAGAGTAGGTTCCGTCGCCATTGTCGACGGACGATGTGGAATTGATCTGGAACGTGGTGCTGTTGAGGATGCTAACGATATCCTCGGGTCCATCGATGGTGAATGTGCCATCGCCATTGTCAGTTACCACCATCGAAGGCCATTCGGCGAACAACGTGATAACCTCGCTGGGAAGCGGCATGCGTGGACTTGCCGCACTCGATCCATACAGAATATCCTCAAGTGCGATCATTAAAGATTCCTGCGACTGCGTGGAATCTATGATGATATGTGGAACCGGAAGATGATTGGGAACTCGGATGGGTTTCGTGGTAAACGACCAGCTGAAATTGGTCGCTTCCGGATTGTCACCAATCGTCACATAGTTCTTGGTGGACGGAGCGGCCAGTGCATTGTAAATCAAATGCAGCTTGTATCCGTGGTTTACCCCATCCAGATCGTTACCAATCTGGGTCCGATAGCACAAACCGAATGATTTTCGTCGCTGCTGACCGAAATACAGCCCTCGACCGATCAACTGCGTACCATCACAGGCCTCGAACTCCGGCGGATACGTGAAGGCCTCGATCGTACCAGCCATCTCCTCACGTGCCTGCTTGTTCATGTACTTGTAGCCGTCCACATAGAACGGCTGTGCGTCACCGCCGGTCGGTGTTTCGGTAACCGCGGTCAGACCACCCCACGCCACACCGCTTGCGCCTTGTGGGTAGAGGACTCCTCTGTCCACACCGGTCTGGTAAAGACGTGCACCAACCCGGCCCCAGACAAGTTTTGCCATGGTGTTCCTTTCTCCGGGTTAGCCCCGTGTACCCAGTGCGGCCTGGCGTTGGGCGTTCAAAGCCTTACGCTGGGCCAACATTTCGCGTCGAGGCATCTTTTTAGCAGGCTGGTTCTTGAGATTTACCGTGCGAATCAACGAGAACAAACGATTGAGATGCCGACTTTCCCATTCGAGAGGGATGCTGAGTGCAATCATCCACTGATAGATGAGCTCCGCAGTGATGATTTCTCGTGAGGGTGGTGTTCCCGGGACATCTCTGAACGTCGTCGCGGTGTGTTTACCGTTGATGTAGTCGTTGATCTCTTCAACGTTTGCGTTGGAAAGATTGTGGTAAAGCTCCGGAGGAACATCGGGGGTCAACGTCATTGCCTGGATGTACCAGAGTGTTTCTTCTGTCGTCTTGTCGCCTGGTCCGAGGAATGGCTTCTCGAATTTCGACTCCCATTTGACAGAGAGAGCAGAGAGTGCTCCAACTCCAACGTCGTTGTCGTCTTGACGAACTCCTGCTTACTTTCGTCGAAGTCTTCGGACACAACCACATGTAGCGTGAGCACTCCCTGCTCTCCTTTCGGTCCTAGAAGTCGAACAGCCAGTCGTTGTCGACCACGGTCGGGAACTTGTAGCCGGCCGCCGGGTACGCGGTGACCAGGGTGTCGGCCGTGATGGTGACGGTGCCCGTGACGGCGACGTCGTTGATGGTGTACACCACGCCCGTGGTGACGGGGATGGTGATGACCTTGGTGGTCGAGTTGTAGGACGGCTGCACCGGCGTGGTCTCGGTCGTCGAGCCCGCGAACAGGGCCAGGACGGCCTTGGGGGTGGGCAGCGACGGCGAGGTGCTGACGGTTCCGTACAGCAGGTCCTCCAGCTCGGCGAGCTTGGCCGCGTTCACCAGGGTCGAGTCGATCGTCAGGAGAGCCGTCGGCTTGAGCGACTTGCCGCTCACCACGGTGTCCGGGTCGACCGCCGTGGTGGTGACCTCCCAGCTGAAGGTGATCGCCTCGGGCGAGTCGTTGATGGTCGCGAACGCCTTCTCCGACGGGGCGGCAAGGGCGTTGTAGACCAGGTGCAGCTTGTAGCCGTAGTCGGTGTTGTCCAGGTCGTTGCCGACCCGGGTCCGGTAGCACAGACCGAACGACTTGCGGCTCTGCTGACCGACCGAGACACCCGGGGTCGTGCTGGCCGTGCCGTCACACTGCTCGAACTCCGCCGGGTAGGTGAAGGCCTCGATCGTGGCGCCGAATTCCTCGACGGAGATCAGGTTCAGGTAGACCTGGTTGTCGGCGTACTGCTTGTTGGACTCCGCGCCGGTGGGCGACTCGGTGACCGACGTGAGACCGTTCCAGGCGTAGCCGGTGGTGTACACACCGACCGAGTTGGGAATGTAAAGGACACCGCGGTCGACACCGGTCTCGTAGCGCCGCTCACCGACCTTGTCCCAAGCGAGCTTGGTCATGTTTGGTTTCTCCTCAGAAGTAAATCACGAAGACGTCGTGATTCAGGTTGTTTGCCGCATACCAGCGGTCGTAGCTGCTAAGGGGCAAGGAGGCGACCTTTTCTCGAATAGGGCTATCCGGATCGGGGTCGACGAGCGTCACCTGGTAACGCTGTGTGTGGGAATATGGGAGGTTGCCAGCGAATTCGGTCCGTACATCGTCGCGTTGGTAGACGATGCACGGATACTCCATCTTCTTGCTGGGAGGTGGCTGAAAATAAACCTTCCGCGTTCCCAGAATCCCCTCAAGGAGTAACTGGAGCTGCAGGCGTCGGTCCATTGTAAACACCTCCCAACTCCAAGATAAGGCGGGGCCTGCGGACCTCAACAGTGCTGACTTTCCACAGGGTCCCCGCCCATCTCACGTACTTGATGGCAAGAAAATGTTCGTTGGCGTACGCATCGGCCAGGACGCTGATCGAGTGTCCGACGGAAATATCATCATTGACGTATGATCCATCTTCCAAACGACGGGTGTTGCGAATAATATCGCCGTAGCAAGACTTCTCTACAACGGTATCTTCCCAAACACCCGTCGTTCCCTTTTCAGCTGAAACACCATAGCCGAGTTCACCGAAGAACTTAGCCATCGTAGCGGATCCCTATCAGGCGGGGTTCCGCTTGAAGGACCAGGAGTCCTCCGCCGTGTTCTCGAAGTAGTAGCTCGCCGAGGTCGGGATGGAGTAGACGGTGGTGGACGCGCCGGCCGCCAGGGCGGTCTGGGCACCCGCGGACAGCG